TGATGGAGTTGGTGACGGACGGGATTCAAGTGTGTGTGGAAGCCACCGTGCTTCCACTGTCGTCGCTGCCGTAGACCCATCCACGCATTCAAGCAGGTGGTCCGTGGAATGCCCCCCCGAGCATCGACAGCCAAATTCCCCCAACGACAGTACACTATATTCAACCCGCCCTACAGGGCTCCAACACCAAACCGCAGTCGCGGGCCTCCTTAGGTGGCCCTCAACCCCCCGCTTTAGGCTGCGGGAAGCCGTTCACCCCAACTGACTGCCTGTAGTCATCCTTTGAAACGTTGTACGGCACAAACCCATATGGGAATTACTGGAACCAACGCGAGGACACTCTACAAGCTTTGCCAGATTGTGATGTGTGGGATAGGCACCCCACCAACAGGCAGCAACATGCCCCTGTCCGACCTATGGCGCCCCAATCCCTGGTATTTGCGATCGGCGCCGTCATGCCTTTCGGCTGTCATTCAATCAAATGGCCTATGAAGGCCCAATGAAAGTGATGTCCATCGTCCACATGAGTGTCCCAATGGTGCCATTTGCGGGAGCACCATTTGCAGACCATACTTGCACCACACCAAACGACTTTTCATCGTCGTCTTTGCCACTGCTCAGCGTATACCGCGGGTCGACCTTACGGTCTATCTGCGGGTTATATGTTATGGAAGCTGGACTCTTGATATCACCAAACACATTAACCGTGTGCCTGATGCATGAGCTGTAGCTACCTGGCTGCCCTGCAGAGGGGTCGGGATCTATCGCCATGGCAATGCTCCCCAATGTGGTGTAACCCACATTTGGAACAAATGACACGGTGAACCTGTTTATGACAAATTGGCGCCACAGCGTGGAGAGTGTATAACCCCGGCTGATTGGCCCTGTCAATCCAAATATCCCAACTATGGTGTTGGTGTTAGTTCCTTGGCCGAGTCCCCACGCTTGAAAAGCGGGCGAACCACCGGCGCCATTGGAGAAGTCGGAGACGTCTGTGAGCGTTGCCCGCATGGTGTTGGAAGTGGGGATCGTCCTTGGGACGCCCCCAAAACGTGGCATAGCGGGCGGTGGTCCAGCGCTTCCTCCTCCTCCTGACTTCTGCATTTTCTTGTTGGGGCCACCCTTGCGACCGAGGGTGTTGGTAGACTTCGCGCGAGCCCCAGCTGCGCGATTCCCGCGTGCATTGGCCCAATCCTTGAGCAGTGGCCCATAGACCCGAAAAGTATCCACAAGCTCAGGAGGTACCATAGCAGAAGCAATTGCTCCATTATTCTTGCGGGTGACAAGTGCCATCACGGATGTGACGGTCCCGGAGGTATGACACTGCTGAGTAGCAGGTGCAGGGAAAGGGGAAGAGAACTTGCTGAGTGTTGGGGAAAACACTCTATGGGGGTCGCCTTGGAGTACTGCAGTGTTGTGCGGTCAAAATATTTCTCCAGCTCAACCTGGGCATCTGGTAAAATACCAAAAGCCAAGTAAAAGCTGTATCGTGTCTGCTCACTAATGGGCCTATCAGTGCGTGTCATTCGGCTGGCCAAGTATGACATACCACTCTCAATGAAAGGGTAGTCAATACTGCTCTTCTTCTTAGGTGGTGTTACTCGCTTATACATCCTATAAAAGGATTGCATCACGGGCACACCACCACACAGAGACTCTCCGCAACATCCAACGGAGTTGACCCATCGTTCGAACCCCTTGCGTGAATCTATCGGAATGAGGCAAGTGCTGTCTTTGGCCAAAGCATTCATCACGTTCCTGACCATAAGTGGTCCTTCATCAGTGATAATCACCTTTCCTTGACAGAACTCTATTTCCTCAAGCTCATAGCACGGCTTTTCCACAGTCATCGTGAATCCCATCTCCAGGAACCACTCTTTAAGCCCATCCATGAACCGCCCTAAACACCGGGCTTCCATAAAACAAACGCAATCATCCCCATTATTTACGAGGACGGGTCGAATCTTCTTGGACTTCATATAAGTCCACACCAAAGCACACATTAGCAAACAGTTTCCGAGAGCCGTGTTTATGTCTCCTGACATGCGCCTCCCTTCAACTGAATACTTCACTGTCCCATCCTTAGCCCGAGCTATACCTCTATTGACCAACTGCATTTTCAGCAACTCCTTCAGCTCTTGGGATTTAAACATGTGATTATATACACTATGTTCCCACTCCAGGGCTGGTACACTGACGTGTTGATCGAACCTGCTTGCGTCAAGTCCAACTGCTACGGGATGCTTCAACCCTTCCCATTTGGACGATATGCAGGATCCAACCTCCGCAGCATTTAAGCCCTTTGTTACGGTGGTACCCCCAAAGACACACGCAATAGCGCGATATACATAACTCTCAGCAGGTTTCAGGTACCTGCCAACCTCAACGTTGTACCTCGGTTGACGCGGTTGAATCACCCTCGGTGCGGGGTCTCTCTTAGCCGTGAAATTTATCTTTTCGGCCTTCAAGAATGTCATCACCCAAGCGTCCCTCGCCTCTAAGGCTTTCGCCTGAAGAGACTCCACTGCCTCCAAGTATCGCAGCTGCTTGCGACCCCGGTACATCATCGCGAATTCCTCGCGAGAAACCGGGGTGGTCGGGGGCAGGTGCTGTCGGAGTTTACCAGTGAAACGGGCAAGTTGGGTATAAACCCCAGGCAAAGGAGCGGGTGGTGGGACTAGGGTGCCATCCTGTCCTTTCACATAAAACACCCGCTCTGCTAAGCCTCGCTTAAGATTGTGAAGAGAGTTATTGTGGACATTGTAGTTTACATGAGATGCCACGCCCCCGATGACGTAGGCCTTCTTCTCAAATGTCACATACCTGGTATGAGGCCGGACGGCAACACTTGAAGGGAGAGCACCTCGCTGCTCTGACTCCACGCCGGTCCGCACACCTAGGCACCCCTACTCGCTGATGCTCCTTGTCCCAAGTGGGTCAAGCAACCGGTCACAAAGACCCCTCCATGCATGGGGCCTCCAATTCCGGGTGAACTCCCTCTCGGCGACTCGGAACTTCATTGAGCCTTCAATCTGTTTTGCTTCCACATCGTCAGCAGTGCGGAAGAAGAATAGGGTAACGGCGGCAGGTACAAATTGGCGGATGTGGCTGGGCCTCATACCAGCCTCCTTCATCCATCGCAGTACAAACCTTTCCGCCATCATCTCATTAGCACGAGTACGTTCCCGACTGCCGTACTCTGCCCAAGCTGCCTGAGCCGCATTTACCACAGCGGATGCCTTCTTGGTTCTCCAGTTCCTGTATCTCTGGAGAGCCCTAAGCCTGCCGCGCTCCCGCTCTCTTCCCCTAGCGTCGAGGTTGATAACGGTTTGGTCTTGATCGGTGGGAGATGACTCAGCGGCAAGCTGATCGAACAGCTCGTCGCCACTGCTGACATCTTCAGACTCGTAAGCCTTGGTCAGCAATTCTGCAACCCTCTCCACACTCTCAGGCACCCTTCCACACTTATAGGTGCGCCACCATAGATAGGCGACGACACACAATGAGACAACAACTACAGCCCAGACATACCTCCAGTCTAGACTGCTAGTCTCGTGTGGCCCCCATGTGAACAGCCGCTTTGCGGACTGAGCTCCCGCCGATAGCGTGTTAGCGCCCTGCCGGAACGGGTCAGAAAGGAGCATCCTGACACGG